CTCCGCTTACCTTGGTAGCAATATCGTGGCGTGGTGGTTGCTCGTCAACCTCTATAGTCTCTCTGTCTGTATCGTCGTAACCGAATCCATAGTTGAATCCGCTAGCTGCAGCCGTCTCGGATACAACCTCAACTTGGTACAAGTCGACAACTTTCTCCGATACTTCGTTTATCTTCGCTTTTCTTCGTGTCTCTTGTTCGTCCCGTAATTTTTCAGCGTATGTGATAACTTTTCTTTGTCCATTCGGTTCTAGTTGGTCATAGATGGTTTGGATAGAGGAAGTATTAGAAGAAGAGTCATCGACCATAGAATTATTAGTTACAAATCTAGGGTCTAATACAGATTTAGGTACTCCAAAAAAATCTGCAATTTTTTGAACATTGCCAGGGATTGGCAATGAAGTTCCTTTTACATACCCTGTCAATGTGCTAGGTGGTATTCCTGTCGCTCGAGATAGCTCAGCTTGTTTACAATTTCTATCAGATAAAATTGAGTTAAGATTTGCGGAAAAGACTTTCATATCCTCTTTATCTTGAGGAGTTAATTTTCCTCGTCCTCTTGCCATGTTTTTTCCTCCTATCTTCTTTACTATATAATACCGTTTATTTTCGATTTTGTAAATAAAAAATTCGAAAAAATTACGAAAAAATTCGGAAAAGTTATTGACATACGATTTAAATCGTAGTATAATATAATCAAGCTTAAGGAAATAACAAAAACAAAGCGGAGGGAAACACAATGAATAAAGGACTTACAACACAAGAACAAATCGCACTAGCAAAAGAAATCTTACAAGTTAAGAACCGCAGAGAACGCTCGCTTAAACTAGGAGAAATCCTAGACCGTGAAAAACTATCATCAGATGATATGTACGAATTGTATAACACACTATTGACAACAATTAGAGTTTACGGAGACGTTATCGGATTTGATGATAAAGATTTTCAAGAAATGGCTCTTACAATCTTAGTTCTCGAAAAGGTTGAAGAAGCTAAACAAGCTAGGGTAGCGTAGAGGGGTGCGATTCCTCTCCTAGCTATTGCTCTAAGAGCAAAAAAGAGAGAAAGGAGAAAGAAATGAGACCAAGACGATATCCGTATAGTTTCAAACCAAATCTGATGAACATTTTAGATAGTCGCTTCTATACACGGCTAATTGTTGAAACAGAGGATGGAGCGAAAAAAATAGCAGAAGTCACACTAGATGATGTAACCGCTGCTACAGGATATGTTGTAAGGCTAAGACCAAATTATGACTAGCCTTTAGGAGGGAGTAATGAAATGATTCACCATTATATTACAAAGTATAAAGAAAATGGGCGATGCTATGCAGAAGCATGGTTTCAAATTGATATTTTCGGAAAAAGTTTTTGCTTATCAAAAAAACGCATCTGTTTAGATGCGTAGAGTGATTAGATTATTGTTTAATCCAACCATTACCTGGTTTTTGAGTTGGTGGTAATCTGTCGCCTTTATCGATATGAACGACACGACCACCAGGCACATTACCGCCACGAGGACCTTTTTCGACATAAGTTCCTGCAGGCTGATTGTCTGTTCCAGGTTTTATTGGAGTATTTGCCATACTATCTTCTCCTTTCCGTTGGAATTTTGACTAAAACGTGAGAGGTCTTAGTCAAGATATATTATAACTCAAACATTTTTGTTTGTCAACATATTGTATAAGAAGGGATGTAACGTGCTTGGAAAACACAACATATGGTATTTAAAATGTGGGACAAAATTGAACAACAATTAAAATCAAAAGACTGGTCAATGTATCGTCTGGCTAAAGAATCGGGTGTCCATCCATCCAATTTTTCAAACCTCAAGGCTGGAAGATTGAAAGAAATGTCATGGACGAACATGTGCAAAATCGCTGATGCACTGGAAGTCAGCTTGGATGAATTTAGATAAGGAGGTAGGAATGTGCCGAAAATGACATTAAGAGCAATAAGAACAAATTATAACTTATCTGCAAAAGAAGTTGCAAATAAACTGAACATTCATCAACAAACACTGTTGAAGTATGAGCATGATAGTTCAAAAATTCCAATGGATCTTTTAGACAAACTTGCTCGACTATACAATGTCGAAAAGGATTTTATTTTTTTAGGCAAAAAATACGAATTAAATCATAGTCTGGGAGAAGTATGAATGAACAAGCGAGAGTTACAGAAAGGGGCTTAAATATGAGGTATGCAGTACATAATCAGGAATACCAACGAGAACTACACTCAACTGAACAACCACTCAGCTCAAAACTCAAATCTGAGCTTACAAGCTAAAGGGTTGCTATTGGTACTGATGTCTAATAAGGATACATGGCGCCCTTACATTGATGAGCTTTCTAAACGCTCCAGGAATGGTCGTGACGCTCACAGGGCAGCTTTTGATGAGCTAAAAGAGGCTGGTTATATTCGTATCTATCGCAAGAGCTTTGGTCGTGGTAAAGGTATTCAGAATTTTCCTTTAGTTCAAGATGTACCAATTTCAGATAGTTATTGGGAGTATTGGGTAAGCAATCTTGAAAAAGAGTTATCCACAGAACAGTAAAAGGGTTCATTTACAACTTACTGATTTTACAAAGTTGAAAAGTTCAAAAGTTGAATTTTACAAAGTTGAAAAGTTCAAAAGTTGAAAAATCCGACACTAATAATAACTAATAAATAATAATAACTAATTTAATAATAATCTAAGCCTAACGGCACTAACTTAGTAATAAATACTAACCCACAACAAACTACTACTTATCTAAATAAATAAAAGAGAGAAATTTCAAATTTAGGATTTTTGTTTGAAAGGAGTAGAAAGATGAACGAACTAGAAAAAACAGCCCTCAATGAAGTATTGAGGACCGTTAGACTTATAAATGAAAAAGTTGCTGAGATTGGTGAACTGCAAAGTCAACAAGAGCTAGCTATTTCTTATCTTCGGGGAATAATGGACGGTTGTGAGTCTGATTGATTATCTCTTGAACTCGTTGCGTAATTGACTGATGGTCACCTATTGTTGGCTTTGCATTAAAATCATGCGTGTGTACGCGAGAAGAATAAGACTGTTGCTTTTCTAATAGATTTAATATCTTGTTTAGCTTTTTAGTTAGCTTGTCATCAAGCTCTTCTAATGTGACGCTTTTATCAATGCGACTTTCAGGCATTTCAAAGTTTTCAAAGCTTTTCATTTTAGCTTTTAATTCTCTTTTGGATTGCTCGATTTTTCCAACAGAAAGGTTATAGAAAACAGTTCTTTGGGATATAACATCAAAAGGAAGTCTATTACCTGCTTGTATGATAGGAACTAAGGGGAGTTCTAACGCTTGTCGAAATCCTAGTTCATAAAATGCATTCGGATTGTGGCCTGTCATATCCGCTACAACCATTGGAGCGGTCTTGAGGTAGTTGATGATAGTTTCATTGATATTATCAACTGCATCTACTTGGTCAACTCGCACTGGTTTATACCCTAATTCTTCACAGACTGGGGATATCAGGTAAGAAAACACTTCATCGGCTCTATCTCTAGTCTCGGTTCCAGATTCGCCAATAGCAGTTACAATAAAACAAATTTTTTCGGTCATATTTTTCTCCAATCGTTTTATTTTGATTATACCAAAATTAGAAAGGAATTAGAGAGTGAATGAAATAACTTTATCAAACAATCTCAATCAGATTGAACTAGAAATTAACCATCACAAACAAATTGCAGGGCAGTCAATTTGGGAAATCGGCAGACGATTGAACCATGTGAAAGAACATAATCTAGTACATGGAGAATTTAGAGTTTGGCATGAAAGTCTTGGGATTGACAAAGATTTTGCTTACAAATCGATGAAGATTGCTAAAGAACTTCCAAATGTCGAAACGTTACGACATTTGGGTACAACAGCCCTGCATCTCATAGCAACACTTCCAACGGAAGAAAAACAAGCTCAAATTGACAGGATTGAGCAAGGGGATAACCCAACGGTCAGAGAATTGCAAGATTTGAAATTAAAATTTTCTGCAGCTAAAAGAAAAATAATGGAACTGCAAAATGGGCAAGAACAGACTAAGGAAATCGTGAAAGAAGTCCCTGTTATGCCAGCAGACTACCAAGAAGCTCTCCAGAATCATCAACATCTAGAAGAGCGTGCCAAGTCAGCAGAGGAAAGGAATGCTTTCCTTGAAGCGCAATTAAAAGACCTGTACGCTCAACGTGCAGAAGTGGATGAAAAATCGAACAAGTACGATGAATTGACAAAAGCCATCCAGCAATCCCAAGGGCAGTTGAACGACTACCAGAAAAGAATTGCTTCCTACAAGAATATCCTTAGCCTTATCCAGAAAGGGAATGATTTTCTTGCCAATATGGGAGGTCTCATCTACGCAGATGAAGAAAAAGTCCTACATACGGACGGCGTTGCTGGTCAGGAGTTCGATAGTTTCGTCAATCGAGGTATCCGATTCTTTACGGATTTACAAAAAATCAGAAATAAAGACAATCAAATTTTGGAAGGAGAAATTTTATGACGCATGAAGTAGTTAAAAGTCAACCAAACGAACTGACTCAAGAAGATATCTTGATTCAAGTTCTACAAACTCAAAAAGAATTAAAGCAAAATCAGGAAGTTTTAGCAGGGGATGTTGATTATCTAAAAAATGAGCAACCTGTCAACCCATCTATCTGTCTGGAGCTTGAAAATTTAAGAAAAGTGAAAGTTATCAAGGCTCTTGGCGGTAAGGATAGTCAAGCTTACAAAGACCGTTCTTTTGCTGGCAAGGTATTCCGTCAGGCAGCTAAAGACTTCAAAGAATTTTTTAGGATTCCACGATATGACCTACTGAAGAAGAAGGACGAAGAGAAGGCTTTTACTTATTGGGAATCATGGGAACCATCACATAATACCAAGATGGAAATTAAGGAGCTGAACAGTTAAACCAGCGTAGGTGTAGGGATGGAAGATAAAGTCATTGAACTAGCTGATTACTTCATCAGCGAGAACACAACGTACAGAGAAGCAAAGATAGCGTGTGAGAAGCTATTGAGATAAGTCAGCCATGAGATTGAACTCAGGGCGCTAGAAAGTAAGACGAGGGTATGGAATGAGACCAAGACGATATCCGTATAATGGGAAAAGAAAAAAGCCTATCAATTTTCAGATAGACTTAGAAAAATTTAAGCGTCTTAGCTATGAAGTCATTCATGATACTTCTCAAGTAACTCAATAGGAGGAAGGAATAAAATGATTCACCATTATATAACTCACTATGCCAGCAATGGGAAAGATTACGCCGAAGCATGGATTCAAATTGATTTTTTTGGAATGTGCTTTTGTGTATGGAAAAAGCGTACAACCATTGAACGATTGTACACATTAGATGAAATCAAATAACAAAAAAAGCACCTGACGGCAATCAGGCGCTCAACAAAATTATTCAAGGAAATTATAACATGAAAAATAAAAAAGAGCAATGGAAACCAAGAATTGTAAACATCATGGCTGATGGTTCTCAAGTTGATGATTTGACAGGATATGTCATCCCTGCCGGTCATTCATATTATGACATCATTCTAGGAATGAACAAGCAATCTAACGAGGAGGATGTAGCTTAATGAAATTATTTACTAAGTTAAAACTCAGACTTGAAGTAGTTCTTAAAGCAGTCAACCTTGACTGGCGAGAGGTAGCGGTAGAGCTTAATGAGGACCTTCTCGAAGAGCGCATACGTCGCTTTGCTTTCGAGCAAGAAAACCATGACTTGAAGCAAGAATTAGCAATCTACAAAGAAAAAGAACAAGGAGAACAATATGTTTAAAGCACTAAAAACAATCAAAAAAATCAAACAACTTCAGAAAGAAATGCACGATTTCAGCCTTGCTTTTTTGCTCGGCCAAGAAATAGGAGTTTTCCCAGAAAATGAAATTGCCAAAGCGAAAGCTCAGGCGATGCATGATGCGAGCCTTCTTTTAGGCGATGTCCTAAAAGGCGAATCAGTTGACGAAGCAACAGCTCGCTTGAAGAAGATGATGGCCAAAGAGGTAAAAGCAGATGAACAGAATTGAACTTGAAAACCGTGTATGGCTTTTGGCCAATCATGAAGAAAAAAACGAATTGCTGGATCTTGGACTAACATCCAAGGCCAGATATGTGAAGCGAGTTCTGGAACTTGGAAAGGTGTATGCTCATGTTTGATTATGACAGAGATATGATTCAACCGCCTGAAGAACGAGAAGAACTTGACCCAAGCCAGTACATCTATGTTGGATGTGGGCAGTATCGATATGTGGGTGATGAAGTATGATTGAGGAACTACTTGCAGAAATCGACAACTGGCGAGCTGAGTATATGCATCTTGGCCGAGAGATGGGGCAGATTATCAATGAACAACAAGATATTATTTTGAAATTGCAAAACGAAAATCGGCGTATAAAGCGTGAAAATTGGAATTTGAAGAAGACGAAAGGTAGAAGAAAATGAAGAAACGATTATATTACAAAAAATGGAAACAAGAACTTAGAGAGGAAATGAGAGAAGAAATTGATGGCGATTATCTAACCGAGAAAATGGTTAGAAAAATGAGCATTAACGATATGTCACACTATTTGAACCGATTAGCATTAGAAGAAGCTGGATACTGTGGGACAATGTTTAATTACTAAAAGAAAAAGGAGAAGAAAATGACAAATATACCTTCAAACAAAGGGAAAAGTTATATCAGAATTGAAATGTCTCCGAAACAAAAAGAGTTGATTGGAGTTTTAGCTGAACTCGAAGGCTCTACGTCGCAAGACTTGCTGAACAGAGTAGTCGAGCAATTTATCGATAGCAATTTAGGGCTTATTGATGATTATAAAAACGGTTTGGACGACCTGAAGCAAAATGCTAGACGCAGATTGACAACGAAGATTTAAGGAGAAAATAAAATGGCAAATGAACTAACACATAAACATTTTTTTAACTCACCAGCAGTAAAACAGAAATTTTCTGAAGTGCTAGACGGTAATGGCCAGCAATTCGTGGCCAGTTTGCTTAGTATCGTAACGAACAATAACCTACTAGCTAAAGCTACCAATGAAAGTATCATGACCGCTGCTATGAAAGCAGCGACTTTAAAACTACCGATTGAACCAAGTCTTGGAATGGCATACATAGTGCCGTATAACAGAAACGAGAAGCAAGGCAACACTTGGGTAAAAATAAACGAAGCACAATTCCAGATGGGTTACAAAGGTTTCATTCAACTAGCTCAACGGAGCGGACAAATCAGGAATATAAACTGCGACATCGTTTACAAAGAGGAATTTTTGCGATATGACAAAGTTTATGGCACGTTACACCTCAAAGAAGAGCAAGTCGATAGCGGAGAGGTTGAGGGATATTTTGCAAGTTTAGAATTGATCAATGGATTTAGAAAGATGATTTTCTGGAAAAAAGAAAAAGTCATAGCACATGCTCAGAAATATTCTAAAACCTACGACAAGCAGATTGGAGATTTTAAATCTGGAACTCCTTGGAAAACTGAATTTGATGCCATGGCTCAAAAAACACTTATCAAAGAGCTTTTAAGCAAATATGCTCCTCTCTCAACGGAGTTACAGGAAGCTATCATTGCCGATAACGAAGATTCCAACGTAAACGAAGTGAAGAGAGCAAAGGACGTCACACCTCCAGAATCTGACAATCTATCTGATTTGTTAGGTGCTCCAGAAGAAACAGGCAAAGTAATTGACCAAGAGCCAGAAAACGGTCAAATGGACATGTTAGAAGGGGAGGATTTCTAAAATGACTGAAGAATTGAAAGATGTAACGGATAGTTTGGAACTTGTTCCAGTAACAGATTTAGAGATTGGTTTTACTCTAAAAGCCGCTGAAATCGAAATCCAAGGTAAAGAAGTTTTGGAGAAAGCTTTAGAGTCTTATAAAAAGAAATACACTGGCTATATCGTTACAGAAGAAACTTTATCAGATGACATTAAAGTCAAAGACGAGTTGGGACGAGTACAGCGTCAGATTGAACAAGAACTTAAAAACCAGCTTTCAGAATACTCTAAACCTCTTGACGAAGCAAAGGCTTGGGTTGATAGCATATTAGACCCTATCAAAACTTTGCAGACAGACATTAAAAATCAAATCAGGGAGTTTGAGGAGAGAGAGACAGAAGCCCGAAAGGAAACGGTCAGAGAAGCTTTTGAATCTGCAATCGCAGAAAGTGGTACAGAACTTGACATCAAATTATTTGCTATTTACTTTGACGATTTCAGTAAGAAGAAGTGTTTTATGGCCGACAATGTGCGAATCAATCAAGCTACTTCTAAAATGATTGTCGGATTGGTTGCAGAAGAAGCCGCTAAGAAGCAACAACGTGAAGCTGGACTTATCCAGATTACAGAAGCGGCAGCTAAAGCTGGTCTCGGACCTACTGTTTACATTCGCAGTTATGACCAGGGAGCGAAACTTGTTGATGTTTTGCAAGCAATTCTTGATGACAAGACATTAGCTGAACGAGCTAAAGCGGAAGACGAGTTGAAAAAACGTATAGATGAAATGACTGCTATCGCGGTGGCTAAAGGTTTGAACCCTGAAAAGTACGTTGATTTGCTAAGAGAGGGTCGCTCTGCTTTGGATACTATTGATATCTTACATGCAGACGCAGATGAGCTTAGACGGACTAAAGCAGAAGCGAAACAAGACACTCAGGGTCAATTCTACGCCCAAAATCAGCCTGAATTTGGGTCAGAAAGCAGTTCAGGGGGCAATCATACCCTAGAGCAAGAAACAGGCCGAAAATCGCAAAATATGGCTTCTGAGGATGGCGTTAAAAAATATGGTTACAAATTTACTGTAGATTTAATTTTTCCAGCAGAAAACGCAAAGGAAATAAAGGAGCAATTTAAAGAATGGCTCAATGCTCACGGCGTTCAATTTGAGCCACAAACAAAATCAGTAAAGGTGGAGATGAAATGACAATGGATTTGCTTGGAGAAGATTACTACTCAGCAGCTTCTGCACGTCAATATTGGTCTATCTCGCAATACAAGCGATTTAGAGAGTGCGAAGCACGGGCATTGGCGGAGCTGGAGGGAGAGTGGGAAGACCAACGAGATAACACAGCTCTTTTGGTTGGTAACATGGTTCACAGCTATTTTGAAAGTCCAGAAGCACATAAGAAGTTTATGGATGAAAATGCAGATGCCATGATTTCAAAAGCTGGTAAAACCAAAGGTCAGTTAAAAGCTGACTTTCTGGTTGGCCAGCGCATGATTGAGCGACTGGAAGCTGACAAGCAATTTATGGAGTATTATGTCGGTCAGAAAGAGGTTGCTGTCACAGGCGAAATCGAAGGAGTGGAATTTAAAGGCAAGATTGACTGCCTCAATGTCGAAAAGGGCTATTTCGTAGACATTAAGACCACAAAATCAGATATTGACAGCATGGTTTGGGTTCAGGATGAAGCAAGCGGACGAAATATTCAAGTCCGCTGGTTTGAAGCTTGGGGGTATGTCCTTCAGATGGCGGCTTATAAGAAAATGCTGAAAGAGCAGTATGGCAAGGAGTTTACCCCTGTTATCTATGCCGTGACTAAAGAATCTACTCCTGATACCCGAGCGATTGTTTTTCAATCTCAGGAAAAACTTGATTACGAGTTATCTGAGTTATCTATGCTTATAAAGCATCTTGACGATGTAAAAAAAGGGAAAGAAGAGGCAAAGCCATGCGGTCATTGTGAATACTGCAAAACGAAAGCGTTGAGTCAGCGTGTGGAGGTGGTCTGATGAGTAAACAAGTAAAAGACATACTAGAAACTCACGACACAGGTTGTCCTCATGGCATCACATTTGCAATACATCAAGATAAAGATGAGTGTATTGCTTTGTTTGGTCGTTCTGGTTGGCCCGGACTAAAACCTCGATTTATTCGTTGGAATGAAAGTGTTAAAAATCAAACAACATACAAAACTGAGGAATCCTTACTTAATGCCTATGTTTGTGATGTTAAAAAAACATCGGAAGATTTTATCATAATTGAATTGTTGCCATTTTAGGAGATGAAACCGTGGAAATTAGAAAAGTATCTGACAGCGTATCCATCTACTCAGACGGCAAGAGATTGCAGGTTATCCACAACCTAGGGGATGAGTTCATCTTAGATTTTGAAATTAAAAATCACAAAATCATAAATATTGACGACCTGAGCCCTCGCATTGTGAGTGAGATTACTCCAGTTTTTAAAGTGAGCGGGTACTGCTCACGACGTGGAGAAGACACCCAACGCTTAAAATGGGCTATCTGTCAATTTGAGGACTTTGATGAGTACCTAAACGCCCATCACAGCGAACTGGTAGAGTGGTGGCACAATCCAGGAGGGGAATATGATTAAAACAGTATTTTTATCATCCGACTACCCATCTGACGAGGCGATTGATGATCAAATAAATAGCTGGCTTGCCGAAAATCCAGACATTAAGTTGATTGACATCAAATTTCAATCAAACGTATCTGCTGTTGCTGACAGTGGCGTCAGCGGTGAATATTGGCATACATCAGCATTGATTATTTACAAAGTTGCCTCAGAGAACAATATAAGCAGTATCAATTCAAATGGTTTAGGTTTCATAATCAACTGCGAGAAATGTGGTAGCTTATCAATAATCAAGGGAAAAGATGTAGGCCAAAATGTATGTTATGAATGCAAAGGAGAACAAGAATGATTGATTTTATTAAAGATGCTGGCATGGCACTGGTTTGGATATTGCTGGGATATTTTATCGGAGAAAGCAACGCCAGAAAAGATAAAAAATAACCAAACCCAACTATTTCCATTTTGGAAACAACTCAAAAACCAACAAGCCGTGCATTCTTGTAAAACTGCGAACTAGAAAACGTCGAAAACGGTCATGTGACCTTGGACGAGCGACTGCCCGTATTTAGCCAATTATCACAAAGGCAGTCGCATTTTTTTAGAAAGTAACAAAATGAAATTTTTAGATTTATTCGCAGGAATCGGCGGCTTTCGTCTAGGAATGGAAAGCGCAGGTCATGAATGTATAGGATTTTGTGAGATAGACAAATTCGCTAGAGCTAGTTATAAAGCTATACACAACACGAAAGGAGAAATAGAGCTACATGACATCACAGCAGTATCAGATGAATCTATTCGAGGAATCGGAAGTGTGGACATTATCTGTGGAGGATTTCCGTGCCAAGCTTTCAGCATTGCGGGACACAGACGAGGTTTTGAAGATATACGAGGAACTTTGTTCTTTGAAATTGCTAGGTTCGCATCTATTCTCAGACCTAAATATCTATTCCTTGAGAACGTCAGAGGACTCCTCAACCATGACGGAGGTGCTACATTTGAAACCATCATCCGAACCTTGGACGAATTGGGGTATGATGTGGAATGGCAAGTGCTTAATAGCAAGAATTTTGGAGTTCCCCAAAATCGGGAGCGTGTGTTCATTATCGGACATCTTAGAGGAGGAAGTGGACGAAAAATATTTCCTCTCAGCGGAGATGGTGCAGCGATTGCTTGTGAACAACCAAAGATAAACAAGGTTGGAAATGTTAGAAAAAAAGGGAAATCGCAAAGTGGTGACGTCGTCTCAATTGACTCATTAGCTCCTACCCTCTGTAGCACTACGACACAAAAAGATCCGTTAAAAATTTTAATCGAAAATGAAATAAAGCAGTTCGGAGTTATCCAACCAAACTTTAATCAAAGTGGTGTTGTTTATGATACTGATGGTATATCACCAACTATCCGAGCCTATCAAGGTGGAGGCCTTGAACCTAAAATCAGAGTGAAAGAAGCAACATCTAAAGGTTATGCAGAGGCAGAGGTTGGGGATAGTGTGAACTTATCACACCCAAATTCTAAAACAAGACGAGGACGAGTTGGGAATCAAGTAGCCAATACCCTCTTGACTGGAGAAAGTCAAGGAGTAATTGAGCCTGATTTTAGAATTAGAAAGCTGACACCTCGTGAATGTTGGAGATTGCAAGGATTTCCAGACTGGGCTTTTGATAGAGCGCAAGAGATCAACTCTAACAGTCAATTATATAAACAAGCAGGAAATAGCGTGACAGTCAATGTTATTGCTGCAATAGCAAAAGAATTGAAATAAAAGGAAGTAAAAAATGCTAAATAAAATCGACATACCAGGAACAAGTATCACACTAGAAATCGTAGATAAGAACATCACGATTACAAACAAGATTGAGTATGATATGCAGATGCATTTCAGAAATGCGGACGCAGATGCTTCTCTCGATACAAGTGGCGACGTGTTCGAGCCTCTCTATTGGCTAGACATCAGGGTAACACCAAAAACGCCGACAGAGTATCATACAAGCCTTGGAGTCAAGAGAGAAAAACGCCACTTGGCCGAGCTTCAGAAGTTCTTTGAGTTCATCGAAAACAACAAGAGGAATCTTTTTGACCTCTGTGGAATCAAGGGAGAACTGCAATGAAATCTTTGACATTATCGTTGGACATCTCAACTAATGCGACAGGTTGGGCCGTATTTCACGGCTCTGACCTTGTCCAGAGTGGTGTCTTAAAGCATAAAAGCAAATCGTTCTTTGAACGTGGGCGGTTCATGGCTAGCGAATTGCGAGCCATTCAATCGAGAGCGCTTCAGAAGTACGACTGCCATTTTGAGTCGATTGTGGTCGAGAAGAACTCAGTCATGGGGCCAAATCAGCAGTCTATGATCAGCATTGGAATTGTGACAGGTATCATTCTTGGCCGACTGATTGCTGACAATGTGCACTTCGTGAACGTGTCGACCTGGCGCAAGTACTGGAAGTTTAGTTACAAGGACCGAAGTAAAAAATCAATGAAGCTGCAGGCCATTGCTAAAGTGTCCGATAAATTCGATCTTAACGTCAAAGACGATGAAGCTGACGCTATCCTGATTGGTTCATATTTTGTAAACCATGGCCAAGAATTTGGAAACCTGGAAAGCCACAAGGTGAGTTGAGGAGGTAGAAGATGAAGCTTAAAGACTTAAACAAAGTTAGAAACATCAACCAATTGATTAATGATTACGAATCCTTTCTAAGAACTAAACGTATTTGTTGGGATAAACTTAGTATCACAAAGAAAGAAGTTAATTATATTCTTGGTACGGCTCACGGAATATACTCAGAAAAAATTGAAGTAGATGCGACATTGTCGGGTATGATTACAGAAGTTATCCAGAAACGAATCGAAACGCTGAAACAAGAACTTGTTGAATTAGGAGTAGAAGTAAAGGATTTGGAAGATGAATGTTAAGGAATTGATTAAAGAATTTGAAGAAATTGGGATTTATGGTTTGAATATGTTTGGAACTGTAGTCAAAGGCATTCCGACCGACACTGCAATTGCTCTAATCAAACAACTAGATGAACCGCAACCAGTCAAAGTAAAGCAGTTTGTGGCGGATTGGTATTTATTGCACTATCACGACTTCCATAACAGTATTGTAAATCTCTGCATTAGGCAGGAAGATTCAATAGACAATAACGATTTTTTAAAATGGATATCGAATACAAAAGACTTTATCCAAATTCTCGTCAATATGCACCAATTCGGCTATGAAGTCAAGGATGAGGAGCGGTATTATGTAAGGTTTAAATGGATTGAATCATCATATAGTTACTTAACCTTTATTAAACACCTTCACGCTTGGACGTTAGTGGATATAAAACTAGATAAAAAATTTCGTTCAGCACACACTCGCAAAGAACTTGAAGAAGCTGGTTTCGGATGGGTCTTCTCTTGTGAAGGGATTGAGATTGAGGAGGTGGAAAAATGAAAGACAAAGTGACTAAAAATAAAATCATTGAATTTGTCAAAAGCACCCAAGTTTTTAACAAGGATATGCAGAACAACGTTATTAGCGTTAAAGCGCTTGATAACATTAGAGATTTTATTTTTAATGTGAATCAAGTCTTTACTCTTGATGATGCAACCAAAGTGGCTTTAGACGATATTTGCCACCGTTGCTTGGTCTATAGCGATTTTTTCAAGCCTAACGTGGATTTGGTTGACATGACTAAGAAAATAAACTGTATTAGATTTGACGTTATATTGGAATTAAAAACGGCTAAAATTGATATTTTTTAGAAGTAGGACACAATACAAGAAAAAGAGGTCACAGATTGAAACGATTTATAGTTATATGGATATTATTGTCTGCTGGATTGAATATTTGGCAGAGTATCCATATTAAGAAATTAGAAGAAAAGCGCCCTATGATTATCTACAAGGCAGATAATCAAGGCGCAGAAATCAAAGGCAGAGTCTTACAAAAGGAGAAAATTGGCGACATGTACACAATCACCATTAAAAATTATGGCATTTTCGTAGTCACGCAAACAAGCTACGAATCATTGAGGATTGGAGACGAGGTGAGATTATGAGACCAAAATTTAGAGTGTGGGTAAAAACAGAAAAACGTATAATTGAAACAGATGACATTCTTGATATTGACTACGAAAATAAAGAAATAGTGACACAACAAGTTTATTTTGTGAATGGTTTACCAGACGATAGAGACATCTATTGTTATGATTTTGACGAAATCGAACTCATGCAATCAACAGATATGGTTGATAGGAATGGCAATATTATATTTGAAGGCGATATAGTCAAAATGGCCAAGGATGTCTATTCTGAACCGACTTATTACGAGGTTGTAAGACACCGTGGTGGAGCGTATCGTCTTGAATCCAAACAACACGGATGTGAATTGTGGTTACGACATACTGATTGTAAGGTCGTTGGGACTATCTATGAAAATAAGGAACTTTTGGAGGATAAGGAATGAGACCAAAAAGATACCCTTTCAGTGGATCAAAGAAAGAGAGTGAAGCTAAAAAACTATCGTTAATGCTTAAAAAAGTCGATGAATCAGACTTGAAAGGAAGTGTTTGGGCGGAGCCTCTCCCTCTTTATAGCAAAACAATAGTTTATGTAGAAATAGAGGGGTACGGGAAGAAAATCATAACCGAATTTAAAACAGATGATATGGATTTTTCCAGAAAAGCTTCATTCTTTAAGAGGGCATTATTCAAAAGAGCTGAAATGATGTCTCAGTTTGATTTTAGAGAAATAACAGCTGAAGAATGGAATCGAATAATATTAGAACTTTTGGAGGCTATCAAATGAGCCCAGAAATAAATGAGCCCAGAAATAATTGACAACGTAAACAAACCAAGCCACTACCAAGGTCGGTATGGCATGGAATCTATCGATGCTTTAAGGAATTTCATGACACCAGAACAGCTGAAAGGCTTCTATCTTGGGAATGCCTTGAAGTATCAACTGCGATTTCAAAAGAAAAACGGTCTTGAAGACCTGAAGAAAGCCAGAAAGAATCTTGACTGGCTTATCGAGGAGATGGAACATGAGAATTAAAACATTAATGGGAACA